GGGCGCGAATCCGGCGACTTCTCTTAACCGCGCGCGCTCATCCTGTGCCGCCGGATAGAACTCGCCGGCATTCGCGCCCGGATGACACAGATCGACGTGCTTGCCTGCCTGCCGCATGGCCTCGACGCCAAAGCGCGAGATGACCATTCCCGCATCGGCATAATCAGCCGCCCTGAGCCAATCAGGATGAACCGGCGTGCCATCGATCGGCGTAATCCATAACCATTTGAGGCGGGAGAAATCGATCCGGCAGCCGTTGTAGAGCATCGTGTGATAGGGAAAATCCTGACATGAAATCAGGATGTCCGGCTGGGTCTGAGCGACGATCGACGTGATGGGATTCCAGAGATCGGTATTCGCCAGCGGCCAGACGTGAAACGGCAGATCATGCGGCCAGCCACTATAACCGATGCCAGCAGCCTGCACCTCGTAACCGCGTCCCTTCAAGCGGCGCAGAACTTCGTTACCGATCCGGCCAAAGCCGGACAGGATGACCATATCACCGAACCACAGAATCCGATAAGGTTTGCCTGTTTGGTTGTTAATGTGCTTCATGGCTCGTGTGGCTCTCCATTGATTTTATCCGTTTGCGAGTTTGAGCGGCGAACGATATTGCACGCGCCCGCCCAGATATGCGATCTGTGCGCTGCCTGCGACCGTATAGCGCACACCTTGCCAGGTGATTTCGTCACGCGATGCGAGCGCGCTATCGGTTGAAATCAACACGTCGGCATCAAAAGCAAACCCGCCAGGCATTGAACGTTCGATAGCCGAGGGCGCGCGGAAAATACCCGTGATGATTCGCTGCTGGAATGATTCGGCTTCATTCATTCCAAATTGAGGCGAGCCGCCCGCCGCGCTGACGAACGTTCGCAGAATCGCCGTCTGTCCGGCACCCGCCAGCACTACCGCCGCTTGTCTGCGGATGTATTCTGAATCAGGTCGTGTCATCCCGATAGGCTATATGGCGCGTCCCACCACTGCTGCTGCTCGCTCCAGGATTCGATCCCACCCGCTGGTATATCTTCGGCTTCCTTCTCCAGGCGGTCTTGCATATCGGCCAAATGCTTGAGCGCGGCGGTATCATCATAGATCGTGCCGTCCGCCGCGTGCCAGCGCGCTCGGCGCAGGCCATCGAACATCAGCGTTCGCACGGCTTCTAGCGCCGCGCCCGGTACGCCTGCGCCCACGGCGGTGAACTGACCGATCTCTTCTTCGGAAAACACGGCCCATTCATACACCGCTTGCCATGCACTGTTGGCCGAAACGATTGCGCTGAATGTCAGCACGCCGAGCGCCGTGTTAAAGGTCGCGCCCGATGCACTCCAGCCGGCAGTCGTGGCAACCAGCGCCGATGCGCCACTATTGAGATTGCTAAATGGCGCACCCTGCGCCAACTTGAATGCCGAGCCGCTACCATCACCATAGCGCACTTCGGACGCATAGCGCCAGCGGTCGCTGATTCTCAAGCGCACCTGCTGCGCGATCGTGAGCGGCATGGATTAGCCTTTCAGATGCCAAACGAAATCACGGTTTGCAGCCTGTGCCGCCGCCGCACTAATTCGCACCTCGCCCGCGAAGCCGCGCAGGAAATCCAGATTATCGCTCGCCAGCCACATCGCCGTGATCCCGCCCGGCGGCGCGGCGCTGATGAGCGTGCCGGCTGTCGTGCGGAATGGGGCGAATGCCTGGGCGACGGCTGAATTCGCCGAGCGCGCCGTTTCGCCGACGAATGAAATCGCGGCAGATGTCAGTGTCGGAATGAAAAGATTGATGTATCGGAAGCCGCCGGGAAACACGCCGCTCGCCGTGCCCGCGCCGCTGGCAATCGTCGCTGTGATGATCTTGATCTCACCGTAATCGCCAGGCATCGCGCCTCCTATTTGTCGCCTTCGTCGTCATCTTCCTCGTCGTCATCTTTCGGCTTGTCGGTATCGGGCGCAGGAGGCGTCGCCATCGCCTTGATTTCAGCCTTCAGCGCATCCAATTCGGCGCGCATCGCGGCGACCGGATCAGGTTGCATGACGGGCGTTGCAGGCGCGGCGGGCGCAACAGGCGCGGCTGATTCGGCTTCGATCAATTCCATCACGGTATTGATCTTCTCCGCATGGCCCTGGAAATTCTCTTTCACCCATTGCTCACCCGTCAGCGCGCCGAGGATTGATACGTTGACGGCGTAATGCTGGAGCGCGGGTGAATGAACCATGCCCGCCTTATAGATCGGGTGCGCCGGATTGCTGAGTGCCGCCTCGATGAACTTGATCAGTTTCTTGTCGTCCATGTTCCTCTCTCCGGGTAGGGTGGGGGGATACACACCCCCCACCCCACGATTGACTATTCGATTGTGCTAATCGACCGTCGGCGCGGTCGTGCTGCTGCTGTAGTACGCGTACCGGTCATTCAACATGCCGACACCGAACCAGTCACGTGCCTTGTAGCGGATCACGTCATAGGTGAACCAGCCTTCGTGCTCGATACGCTGCGCGGACTCCTGGAAAATCTGGAAGCCCTCGACTTCTTGCAGCACGACGGCCTGCTTCGCCTCCATCAGCACCCATTGATAGGATGTACCGAGGCGCGGCGAGACGATGATCCGATTGACCAATCCCCGGAACGGATTGGTTGTGCCTTGTCCATACGTCACGGCGCTCACCGCGTCGCCGATGCCCATCAGGAACGGCGACAGAAGCAGTTGCTTCGCCGCCGCTTCGAGGCGCGGCGCGACGATGAGCAAATCCGGGTTGACGCCCAGGTAAGCGCCGGACTTGCGATCCTTCATCGTGCGGAGTACCGTCAGTGCGGTATTGAGACCGGTCGCGCTGAAGGTCGTCGCCGCCGTGTTTGCGCCGATGTCATTGTCGCTGGTCGTGCTGTTGCGAACATAGTTGCCTGCCGTGGTCAGCACTGTGTAGCAGGATTGCTCGCGCGTGTTAGCCGCTGCGCGTCCGAGTTTAGCCGCGCGCTTTGTGAGCAGACCAACCTTGTTGAAGCGGATCATCTCTTCGGTAACAGAGACAATCATGCCGCGCTTGTAGTTGCGGATGTTCAGCGTCCGATCCAGGTCTTCCTTGACTTCCGGATATTGCGTGTTCTCGTGCACGACCGGAAACTCGCCGAACGAATTCTCTTCGAGCCAGTCTTCGCTGGCCTTATCGCTCGGTAGGACATCCGCCCACTGATTCCAAGTGACGGGTGTCGCCATGTAACGGTCGAATGCGATCGTGCGGATGCCATCGCGCAGCAACATCGGGAAGTCGGCGGTCATCGTGGCCTCTTGAAGCGTCATGCGCCGTCCGCCTTTGGCCTCGAACAGGTTGACGCGCGGCGCAGTTTCGTTGTCGGTCAGCACGGTCTCCTTGAGCCGCCCGCTTTGGGGGTCAAGGATGTCGATGATCTTGCTTGTGAGTGACATCGCTATTCCCCCTTAGAAGTAGCCCCAGGCTTTGGTCGCGTCGAAGTGCACATCCCACTGTGCAGCCGATACATCTCCGGCCAGTGGCACTCTGATGACGATGCCGACGCCGGATGCGAGCGCACCGGTTGGCCCGGCGCTGATGCCCTGGCGTGGCGCAGTAACCCACACCGCTCCCACACCGGTTGCGCCGGTCTGCCCGACGATGCCGCTTGCAGTCGTGGCGGGATAGACTGCCGCGCCCAGCGGCGGCGTGCCACTGTTGCCGCCCGATACGCGGATGATCCCGCGCCGCAGCACGGGCAGCGCCGAGTTGTTGAGCGCCCGACCCAGCTCGTCATAGATCGGGTTATTCGAGAGTGCAATACCGACGCCGCTGGTGCGGAACGCTGGACTCGCATCCTTATTGAGCCATGATCCGACCGCGCCGGAATATTGCACCCAGTCGCCTTTGGTGATGGCAGTCGTGCCGTGGGCAGAGACATAGATGATCCGGTCATCTTCCCACAACATTGGGTTGCCGAATATGGCTGTCGCCATAGGGTTGACCTCCCTTTAGAGTTGCTTGACGCGCTGATGCCATTGCTCCGGAGATTCGTTCGGCAGCGGCACAAGGCGCGTATCACGGATACCCAACGCCTCGAATACCGGCGCGGGCGCGATTGTCGCCTGCGTTGATCTGGATTCCGAGCGTTGACCAGAACCCGAAACGGGCGGCGGCGCTTTGGGCGCGGCGGCATATTTCGCCGATTCGCGCGCAATGATCGCGGCCATGCCCGCTTCGTCTTGGTTCAACAGTTCGGGCCGGATTGCCTCACGCAGTTTGACCGGGATGCTGCTGGCAGAGAGCAGCCTGTCGGCGGCCTCGATGCGCTGGTATTTTGCCAACGCATCCTTATCCGCCCGGCTTGTCTCTTGCAGTGCGGTCAATTGCAAGCGCATCGATTCGAGTTCGGCGCGTGTTTCTTCGAGCGCCTTTGAATCGCGCGCAGATTGCCATTCGCGTTTCAGTTGCTTTAGATGATCGGGGTTGGCTTCGCGCCACTCCTCGAAGGTCATCGCGGAGAGTAGATCATGCGTCAGATCATCGCCATTGGAGGCCAATAGCGCACCAGAGAATGTGCCACCCGCCGCGCCGCGTGTCACGACATCGACGCTGTTTGCCTTAACGATGCCCTCAACGATGACAGCTTGTTTGCCTTCAGCCTCGCCGAGCCGCGTTTGACCCAGCGCATTGATCGACAATTCCACGTAATCAGGCTTGCGTTTCGTCTCGGCAATCATCGGCCATAGCCATTGACGCGCCTCACCGATTACGCGGAAGTCGCCGATAATGCGCCCATCATCAAGAGACTGTTGGATATGCTCGTAATAGCCTACTTTATCCCGGATGTCGCGTTCCGGGAGTTGTTCGGCATCATCACGGCGCGGATGATTAGCAAAGGCCGGCGCGCCCTCGAAGGCGCGCAATGCGGCGGTGAGCGTGGCGCGTGGATAATAGCGCGGGCGACCAGCGCGGTCGATATTCTTCGAAAAACCCGGCGTGATAATCGTCACGCCTTTGGCGACGAATTCGGCTGCGTCAAGGCTAGATTCGGCCAGGCTGACGAGTTCGCGGAAGTAGCCGGTTCGCAGGCCGGTCTCGGATTCGCGCCATTTCTCCGGCAGCAAGTCAGTCAAGCCCAATGCGCGCGCGCGCTTTTTAATGTGTGCCTTTGCCGCTGCCGGGTCTTTGGCGCGGCCAATTGCGCGGATGGCATTCTCCAGATCGCCCCGGTTGACGATGGGGAATGAGCCGTCTTCCATCGCCGCGCCTTTGCCCGCAAGTTTCTCACGCTGCTCGCCGCTGAATTCTCTCTCTTCAAGGCGTTCACTTTCGGCGGCGCGCTTGGGCTTTTTCTTTTCTGATACGTATAACGCCGCCACTTGCTTATTGGCCGCGTCCATCGTGTCATGCATCCCCATTGCCGCGCCCATCGGCCCACCATCCGGGCCGATCTTGTGGACTGCGAATTTGCCGCCTTGCTTGAATGCTTTGTATGGCATGTTATCCTCCGCAACGAAAAGAGCCGCCCCGGATGCGATCCCGGCGCGGCTCTCGTTGCTGCGGCTCTGCGGTTCTGTGCCTATGCGATTGTATTACTGATTCGCCCAATTCGTCAAGTCCTCTAACCGAATACTAACCTCGCGCTTGGCGTGCTTATCCCACGAAAAGATCGTGTTCGTCTGCGGATCGAATCGGAACAATAATGCCCCGGAGCGTGCCACGATCATCAGGCCAGTCTGTGACCGTTCGTGAAAATACCAATCCTGATGGATGGGCGCGGCCATTGAATCAATCATGCCGGGTAAACCCCCGGTGCGGCTTGTGCCGCCGCCGTGCTCCTGGATTTCGGCGCAGGCCGCCCGCGCATTCGCATCACGCTACCGTCCGCGCCTTGCAATCCGCGCGACCCAGCCCATTGGTCATAGGTCATCCGCTCGCCTGCGATGTTGCGCTCCAATGCGCCATCGTGCAATACCGGAACGATAGTGCATCGGCAGCGCGGATGAGCCGGCGGCGTTTCGCGCTGTTCGAATGTGTAAACCTTATTGCCCGCGTTCTTGCCGATACATATTTCGCAGGTGCGTTCGTCGAATGTCAGCAGCCATTGCCAACCCTTAATCGTATCCCGATTCTCAAGGTAAATTTGCATCGCGCCCAGATTGGATGAACGCAGAATTTCGGTTCGGGCGATCATCTCGGTTCGGTTGAAAAGCCCCTGATTTGCCAGGCGTGCTAGTTTTGTGCGCCGCCCGATGTTGATCCCCAGTGCATCCGCGATCCGTTTCTGTGCCTGGTAAATCGTATCACCCTCGATCTGCGATTGGACGATTGCCCGGCGGATGCGCCTCACGAAATCATCGCGCGCATCCGCGAAGCGATCAATAAAGGTCAGACCACGATAGGGCGCGAGGATTGCCGCCCGGATCGCCTCACTCGGCAGGAGCGGCAGGTTGATCAACTGGTCAGTTCGCAAGCCCTGTTCGAGCATCCAGGCCCGTCCGTAGAATCCGCCCTGATAGCCCAGCGTTGCCGCGCGCAATGTCGCATCCTGTGAGGCGGCCATTAGCCCGGCAACTTCATTGTCAATCTGTGCGAGTAGATATTCTGTGCGCTGTCGAAAAGCCGCATCGCCCGCCGTCCATTGTCCGCCCGGCGCGTATCGGTCGAAGACATCCGTCAAGCCTTGCTGCAACCGCCCGCGCGAATCGGTGAACAATTCGATCAGCGATTGAACCGCCGATTCTTCGAGCGACCAGATTCGGCCTCGAACGAATTGCTCGTTATCGTAAATCCACTTGCGGCGCAACGCGGCACTAGTCATTCCTTATAGCGCCTACCTTCTTCTAGTCGTCGCTTCAATTCCAGGACTTCTTCACGATATCCATTCAGGTGTGCATCTTGACAAATAAGAAGTGCAGCCTTTCGCCAGATTTCATAGTCGCGCCTTTTCTTCATTCGCAAATGGTATCGATCAAATAATGGAATGAGTATATGACGAATGGATGATTGAGCCTCTATTCTATATTGATAAGCTGGATTCCGATTTCCTTTCCGACAATGCTGATATACTAAATTACCACAGTGTAGAGTGTCTTGAATTTTTCTTAATCCTTCAAATTCATCTGCACGCATATTTATTGCCAGATATGCCTTAATGCTTCTGGTATTATTCTGGACATCGATACAGAAACTTCCTTCGCCATCCACTAATCCGCTAAACCATGCACACCACAATGGATCAATATCAAGATCAATGTCAAATGCAGATTGTATGTGCATGGCTCAAGGCTCACTTTCCACTCAGTCATCCGTCGTCGGCAACTCGCGTTCGTTCAACTGTTCGAGCATCCGAACCGCATTACAGCCCATGCACTGATACCAGGTTTCGTGCGATTGATGCTCACCGTTCACAATCGGCCCACGAATAAATGGGCCTTGAAACACGGTCGATTCGCATTGCGGGCAGACCTTGATCATCCGCTTATCGTGTTTGACTTCATAGGGTACAGGTGGACGCGCCATGTCTATCCTCATAGCATAAACAGGATTTCTTCGTCATCCTGATTGATCCGGCGCCGACGCTCTTCCTCAGTCGCCGCCAGCACATACTCACCGATCCCAACCGGGATCGTGCCGCCGATGCCCCGTACACGCCGCGCACCAGCAACCGCAGGCGCAATCGCCCCGCCCGTCTTGTTTAGGACAATGCTATCCAGGCCCGCAGCCGCAGCCGCCAATAGCGCCGCGCCATTGTCAACATAGACCATGCGCCGTGCGCCGCTGCCCGCCTGCATTGTGGCCGACACGCCGCCGGTCTTGGTGTAAAGCCCGGACGCTGGCTCGAATACGCTCGCACCGG